TATTCGCGGGACTGCGCTTGCGCCCCTGTCCGGCGAGGCTTTGGCTTACCTGCAAAAGCGGGGCATAGGCCGGGAAACGGCGGCGCGTTACGGACTTTCCGCCAAGGACAGGCTGCTGATCTTTCCCTTTTTTGAGCCGGGGGGCAGGCTGGTTTCCCTCAAGTACAGGAAAATGGACTTTGACCGGGAAAAAGATCGATGCAAGGAATGGTTTGAAAGGGACACAAAACCTATTTTGTTTGGAATGAACCAGTGCCGGGAGGACGCGCCGCTCATCATTACCGAGGGGCAGATCGACGCGCTCTCCCTGGCCGAGGCGGGCATTCCAAACCCGGTCAGCGTACCCAACGGCGCGCTGGGGTTTACCTGGTTCGGGCATGCGCGGGGCTGGCTGGAAAGGTTCCGGGAAATCATAGTGTTCGGGGACTGGGAGCATGGGAAAATGACCCTTGTGGACGGGCTGTCGGCCCGGCTTCCGGCGGGAATTCGGCTCCGGGCTGTCCGCGAGGCGGACTACCAGGGCGAAAAGGACGCCAACGCCATTTTGTCCCGGTACGGGGCGGCGGCGCTTAGGCGGGCTGTTCAGAACGCCGGGCCTGTCCTGCCGCTGGGAATCCGGGAGCTGGCGGACATACCCCCGGTGGACGTCAACGCGCTGGAACGGATCAGGACGAACATCCCGGAGCTGGACAGGCTTACCGGGGGGATCATTATGGGACAGCTGGCCGTCCTCACCGGGAAGCGGGGCAACGGGAAATCTACATTTCTTTCCCAGCTGATCTGTGAGGCGCTGGATCAGGATTATACGGTTTTCGCCTATTCCGGGGAGCTTTCTGACTTTCATTTCCGGCGCTGGATCGACTTCCAGCTTGCCGGGCCGGACAACGTGCGGCCGGTACGCAGCGAACATGGCAGAATAGCGTATACCATTGAGCGGGGGGTTTTAGACAGGATCAGCGAATGGTACAGGGGACGGATTTTTCTCAGTACGGAGGAGCCGGAGGAGGGCGGAATTCTGCGGCTGGCTGAGGAGGCCGTCACACGCCTGGGGGCCAGGTTCATCTGCATTGACAACCTGATGACCGCCATGGATTCCGCCCAGGACGCAGACCTATACCGGGCGCAAAGCCGATTCTGCGGCGCGCTGAAGCGGCTGGCTGTTAAGTACAACGTGGCGGTGGCGCTGGTGGCGCACCCCAGAAAGTCCCGGGAGGGCTTTACCAACGACGATGTTTCCGGCTCCGCCGACATTACCAACAAGGCTGATCTTGTTTTGGCCTACGAGCGGACTGGCGGGGAATACGACGCACGGCTTTCCGTGACCAAAAACCGGCTTTTCGGCTCTTATGCCACCGGGAAGGACGCGATCGGGCTGTTTTATTCGGCGTCTACCAAGCGTGTTTCCTCTTTACAGCGGAAAAAGCATACCTACGGCTGGATGGGATGAGCCGCGGCAGTTCGGCGGAAGCCTGAGAAAAGAATACATAAGGGAAAAGGATCAGAGCTGTGCAGACTGCCGGCAGAAGCGGAGCAGGAGAAAGGAAGTGGAGGCATGGAGTTTGCGGAATTAAAGGAAGAAGCGAGGGATTTTGCGTCCCTTTTTATAAAAAGTGAAGAGGAATTTCTGATCCGCTTCCATGCCCAACGGTTCCGATATTCCGCTTGGGAATGGGAGACGCTTTTGCAGCTTTCCCAGCTTTACGCTTGGGTTATGGCCGGGGAGATTTCCCGCCGGGAGGCGGTTTTGCGGCAGAAAGCGCTGCTTGGCCGGTTCCGGGAGAGGAGGGCCGGCCTTTGAACATACAGGAATGGCTCTTGCAGGCCCGGATTATCGACGCGCGGGTTCGGGAGCTGGAAACCGCCCGGGAGGGCGCTAAGCGGCTGTTGGGATTAAATTCTGTGCCTTTATATCCGGAACGGGTACAGGTTTCCAAGGAAAACCGCACAGAAAACCATCTCGTCCGCTATCTGGCTTTAGACGAGGAGCTTCGCGCCCAGACCGGCCGGCTGCTGGCATTGAAGCGGGATATTTTAGCCGCGATCGACCGTGTGTCCGACCCCTTATTATGCACCATACTCACCGCCTACTACATCAATGCAAAGACGCTGGAGGTGATTGCTGAGGAGCTTAACTATTCCGTCCGGCAGATCAGCCGCCTGCACCAGAAGGCTGTCGCCGCTGTGGAAGCCGCGCAATAAGCGGGCGGAGGTTTTTCCAAAAAAAAACGAAGCGAGGCGGACTTTGCTCCGACGTGGCATGGAATGTCCTGTCTAAACGTGGTATGATGGTAGTATGAAAAAGTATGGGGCACGCCCCATACGGTTATGCCATTAAAGGGGGGATGTGCGGTGACTGACTGGGCCGCCATCAAAACTGAATATTTGACGACGAAAATCAGCTACAGGGCTTTAGCCCAAAAGTACGGCGTATCCATGTCCGCCATCAGCAAGCGGGCCGCGGAAGAAAAGTGGAGGGGACATAAAAATAAGGCCGCCCCGCCGCCAAACGTAGCCACACTGGCGGGCAAGCTCATTGAAAAGGCTGACCTGGCCATTGAACAATTAGGCGGGCAGGTAGACGCGGGCAAGCTCAAGCAGCTTGTGGCCTCGGTGAAGGACTTAAAGGAGATCACGAAGGCCATGCCGGGCGGCCCCGATGCGCAGGCCGGGCACGACGCTCTGGTACGGGCCATCCGGGAGGCGGGAAAGCATGGAGATTAATCGGCTTTCCCCAAAGCAGGCCGAGATTCTGCGGTTTATGGACAGTGCGGACCGTTGTCTGATCTGCGACGGCGCGGTTAGAAGCGGGAAAACCGTTATCATGACGCTGGCTTTTGTGATCTGGGCCATGGAGAATTTTGACCACTGCAATTTCGGCGTCTGCGCCAAAACCGTTCAGAGCGGGGAGCGCAACATTCTCCGGCCTTTTATGTCCCTTTCCGGTCTGCCGTACACCCTGGAATACAAAATGACAAGCTCTATGCTGATCCTGCGGTGCGGGGAACGGGAAAATTATTTTTACTTATTCGGCGGCAAGGACGAGTCCAGCTACATGCTGATCCAAGGCGTCACGCTGGCGGGGGTACTCTTTGACGAGGCCGCCCTTCAGCCCCAATCCTTCATTGAGCAGGCTGTGGCCCGGACGCTGACCTACCCCAACGCTAAGCTCTGGTTCAACTGCAACCCGCAAGGCCCGCGGCACTGGTTTTACCGGGAATGGATCAAAAAGGCGGAGGAGCGCGGCGCCAAGCGGCTCCACTTCCTGATGGACGACAACCCCATTCTTTCCCGGGAGGACATCCAAAAGGCCGCGGCTATGTTCTCCGGTGTGTTTTACGAGCGGTACATCCTGGGAAAGTGGGTCAGCGCGGACGGGTTGGTTTACCGGGCCTTCGCCGACTGTCCTGAAGCTTTTCGGATCAGCCGGGCGTCGCTTCCGGCGCTGCGGACGATTCAGGTGGGCGTGGATTTCGGGGGGAACAAATCCAACCACGCCTTTGCGGCGGCAGGGATTACACCCGGGTTTGAAGCGGTCATTGCGCTGCGGTCCCGTTCCATACCCGCAAAAGACACTTCGGTAGAGGACATTGTCCGGCTGTTTTCGGATTTCTGCGCTGGTGTCGAACAGGATTTCGGCAGGATTCAGGCCGTTTTCTGTGACAGCGCGGAGCAGGCAATCATTAACACGCTCCGGGCAAGGACGGCATATCCTATCCGCAACAGTGTGAAAAACAGGATTATTAATCGCATACGGGCGGAAAACGTTCTGCTGACCAGCCGGCGGCTTAAGCTTTTAGACGGGGAGAACGGCGACTTGGAAAGCGGGCTGGCAAACGCTGTCTGGGACGACAGCGCGCCTGAGGACGCTAGGCTTGACGACGGAACCTCTGACATTGACATCCTGGACGCCTTTGAGTACGCGTGGGAGGTTTACCTCCGTCAGCTCATAAGCTTTCGGGACGGAGACTATTAAATAGGTAGGAATCCGGCTTATCCCGCCCACGGATAAGGCTTTGGGTAAACTAATTTTGTGGGCAGAAAGGCTATGGGAATATGTGGGAAAAAATTAAAAGCGTTATTTGGCGGCTTTTTGGAAAAAAGACGGTTCTCTCCGACTTTGAGATCGCCGCCCAGGACAAATTCGGCAGGGACTACGAGCAGGCGGGCGACTTGAACCTGACCGCGGTATTTGCAAACAAGCTGGCGTGTCTGGCTGTTTCGGAATCGGCGGTTTCCGTAGACGGGGAAACACCCAGAGCACGGTTTATCGGCGGGCTGCTGGACGGCGTATGGGACAGGGCGAGGAAAATTACCGCACGGGCTTTGGGCACTGGAGGCGTTGTCCTGATCCCCTACGCTGCCGGGGGCAAAATCTACACCGACGCTGTACCCCAGAACCGATTTTTTATCAACAGCGTACAGGGGGACGATATTACCGCCGCCAGTATATTGGCGGATGTGATCCTGCGGGACGGCAAGCGATTCGCACGGTACACCGACTACGCCCTGGAGGACCGGGTGTACATCATCCGCACACGAGCAGAGTGCGAGGGGAAGCGCGTCCCGCTTTCGGCAGTGCCTGAGTGGGCGGGAATCGCTGAGGAAATCCGCATCGCCAACGTGGACAAAATGCTGTTCGCGCATCTCAAGTGCCCGGTGGACAACCGCCGGGGCGACGACTTCTACGGCGTGCCTGTTACCTACGGCTGCGGGCGCATCATCCGGGACATTCGGGAGTGTTTGGAGCAGATCCGGGAGGAGTTCCGGCAGAAGCGGGTACGGGTTTTTGCGGACGAGGCGCTTTTCGGCGGCGGGGACGAGATCGAAGGGTCCCTGTTTAAGCGGTTTATGGCCGGCGGGAGTCTGGAGAGCGGGCCGTTCTTTGAGATTTTTGACCCGGCTATCCGGGAAAGCGCTTACTACAGCCATTTACTCCACCTTTTTGCCCTGCTGGAAAAGACGGTGGGCGTTTCCAGGGGGATACTCACCGACCAGGTAACCCAGGGGGCTACCGCAACAGAGATCAAGCGCGCTGCCTACGACACCTACGCCATGGTGGAGAACATCCGCAAGGGCTGGGAAAAGGCCGCCGCGGAGCTGGCCTACGCGTACAGTGTTTTTGCTGAGTTTTACGGCATTACGCCGCCGGGGGACTATACGCTCAGGTGGGACTGGTCTTATGCACTCATCGAATCCGGGGCGGAATCCTGGCAGCAGATGGTTGCTGGCGCGGAGCTGGGGGTTATCAAAAAAGAGGAGCTTAGGCAGTTTATCAAATCCAACGAGTCTATTGAGGACGCGAAGAGGGCCATCCGGGACATTGACAGGCTGATAAGCCTTGAACAGGCGGGCACGGCTGAGCCGCAGACAGTCAGCAGATCAGACTTAAAACAGTCGGGCGGCGGAGAATAACGCCGCGAGGTACAGCCTTCCGGCATAATCCTGTACCGGGGATTTCCAGTACGGGGGACGGCGCATCGGAGTCGGCAGTAACAGACTTAAAACTACTTATTATTATGATGACGACGAAAGGAGTTTTCCTATGAAGACAGAATTTTTGAAAAAGCTTGGCATCGGGGAGGGCGTCATTGCCCATGTGATGGCTGAAAACGGCAGGGACATTGAGCGGGAAAAGGAAAAGGCCCGGTCAGCGGCCCAGGCGCTGGAGGCGGCGCAGGCGGAGATCACCGGCTTAAAAGAGGCCTTAGCAGCCCGGGAAGGGGACGCGGAGACCATTGCCCGGCTCACCGCACAGCGGGAGGAGCTGGCCGATACCCTTCGGAAGCGGGACGAGGAAGCCCGGGAAAAGGAAGCCCAGGACGCGGCCCGCGCCCAGTTCCAGGCGGCGGCTGGCGAACGGCGGTTTTTAAACAGCTATACGGAGCAGGCGGTGTT